TCGGGCGTTGAGAGAGCGGTGAGCGAGCGGAGCGAGTGAGCGAACGGGTTGCGGGAGCAACCCTAGTGAGAGCGAACGGGCCCGATTGTTGACAAGCCGGTTAGCTGAGTTGAAACGATTGATGTTATTGATTAACTCTTACTCTTCTGTAGGCAGATGAGAAGAATTGATTTCGTTGCGATTCCGGCTGCGGTCAAGCTGAGTGAGACTGCAGCGTGAGCAGCTGGAAATGCAACGGGAACGATTGATGATGCTGCGTTGGTGAAGGGGGGAGAAGAGAAGGAAGAGGGGCTGCGCCCGATTGGATGAGATGGGAGGGCGGGGTGCCGGGCACTGCAGCGGGCTACTACGGCCGACCTAGGTCGGCCTTCGTGGTTTCGCCCGCTTCCGTTGGCACCGCCTGAGATGGGACTGTGTTGACCCCGCGGAGCGGAGCTAAGGGCTGCAACAACAACGGAGCGTGTATGAATCAATGTCACAACTGGCACGTTGCGGGGAGTCAAGGGTTGACACCCAAGCGGACTAGGAGCAATGATGGCTACATCAGGCAATGAGGGCTCACGCGAACAACGTGAGTGTGAGACCGCAGGCCTGAGTCAACAGAGCACCTAGTAACCATGGCCACGAACCTCAGCACAGCAATCAAGACTCAAGCCTTCAACAGCGGCACCTACGGCGACATCGCGGCTGCGTTTGTCCGGGAGCTTGAAATCACGCTTGAAGGCAACGGCACAACCTTCCTGGACATCAGCCTTGAAGCCAGCCATAGCTGGCCCAATGGCATCTATCAAAACAGCCGCTACCTGCAGTTGGTTCTGCGTGACGGCTGCGTCCAGTGCATCAGCAAGAGCTACAAGCTGCCCACGTTCCGCAAGACCAAGGCCGCAACGCCTGAAGCCGTGGTCAAGGTGGTGAACCGCTACATCGACCGCTACGAGGCCTCTATGGCCTGATGTTGAGCCAAGTCAACCCTGCACACCAAGACGCACCTACTGAGGCCTTCCTGGCCTCTCTAGGGGCCTCTGAGAAGCCCCAAACGCAAACCTTGCATTTCCAGCCATGGCAACCACTGCAACCACCAAGGCACAACTGAAAGCTGAACAGCTCTGGAATGGCTGGTTTGGCTTTTATCAGCACGGCGTCCATCCCGAAAGCAATCGACAACTCCCGGCTGAATGCATTGCTGACTGCTCAGGCCCTGGCCCTGCTGATGAGGCCGTCAGCTTCTGGGTTGATCGCTTGGGCTTCGATGGCCCCGCCTGGATGTTTCGCCGCCACCTGAAGGAATACGGCGCGTGGGATTCAAGCCAGTTGGCTGATCACAACGCCAACCGCGAGCGCGTGCTTTGGATCTGGGCTTGTGACTGCTCAGAAAATCCCGGTGATTACGACTATCTGTGGCTGAGCGCCTGAAGCTCCTACGGAGGCCCTGCGGGGCTTCCCTAGGGGCCTCTAGAGGCTCCCGTTCAACCTTGCAATCGCTCCCATGAAACGCTTCATCCTGGCCGCCTTGGTGGCCCTTCCGACTGCTGCTGTTGCCTATCCCTACGGCCAGCCCAGCACAAGCTATGGGCAGCCTTGGAGGCCCACCTGGCAGCAACAGCAAGACGAGAACTATCGCCAGATTCAGGAGTTGAAGCGGCAACGGATGCAAAGCTGTTTCAACAGCAAAGCCACCATCATTTCGTATGAATACGGCTGTTAATGATGAATCGTGACGCGCTAATTGCGAAGCATGTTGAGGCCTTGATTGGCCTCGGCTGGCGATGGGAAGGCCGCGGCCTGATCCCGTGTTGGCTCCCTGGGGAGCTGTTTACAGAGCCTGAATGTAATCAAAACGCAGAACAGGAGCCGACCGATGACTAGGTTTCATGCATTAGGCATTGTTATAGGATTAGTCATTGGCGGGTTCGCTATTCAAGCTGGCTGCCCTCAATTCTTTACAGCACACCATGCGGAGATGTTGCGTGAATCTATGGCTTCCGACTGATGCGTATTTGAGCATCAAACGCAGCAACCGCTTCTATCGGAAACCATGGGCGCTTTGGCGCTCTATGAAGCCTCATTATTCGTTGCAGGTTGGATTATGCGTTTTTGCTGCAGATTTGAGCCTGATCGTTGACTTTAGTCAAGTTCGCTTTGGCAATCGGTGACATCAGGCTATTGTTGCAACGGAAGGACACCTTGCAATGCAACAAATACGAAACCTGCACGCAGCCATGCGGCTGTGTCGCAGGACACACCCTCAACTCAGAGCATCGCAAATCGAGCTGCTTTTGCAGGTCTATCTGAAGCCTGGAATGACGCAATCTGAGCTAGCAGAGAAGGTTGATTTGACCCTATCTGCAGTCTCCAGAGCGATTGATGTTCTCGGCAAATCTGGCCGCAGAGACGGCAAATCCAACGCCCAAATGGATTGGGTTGAAGCTCGCCGAAACCCTGATGACGACCGCATTCTGCAGGTTTTCATCACACAAAAAGGTCGTGATTTTGTATCAACATTGGAGCATCTGATCTATGGCAATTCGATTTGCGACTGAGCGGAACCGCTGGTTCACTGGCATCACAACGCCAGAGGGCAAGCGAGTCAGCCGCTATTTCGAGACCAAGGCCGAAGCCCTGGCATGGGAAAAGGCTGCCCTGGAGGGCATCATCACCACCAGGCGAGACGATCGGCAGGTCTGGGTGCGCGGTGCCGCCAACGGCGAAACCCTGGGCCACCTTGTTGACATTTGTGAACGCCTGGATTGGGCAGGGAAGGATCCCAGCCAGTGGGAGAACGCGGTGCGCCTTGCCCAGATGCTGGGGTCAGGGATGCACCCTGGCCAGCTCACCATGCGGGCGCTGGACGATCTGGTGATGGATTTGCGGAAATCTGGCCCCAATGGCAAGCCCCTGAGCAACACCACGATTCGGAAGTACATCAACGCGGCCAGCGTGCTGTTGAAGCGTGCCTGCAGGCTGGGTTGGATCCAGGCCATGCCGTTGATGCCCGAGGGGCGGACGCTGCAGCTGCCAGAGCCCCGTGATCTGGTGTTGCGGGAAGACTGGTTTGCTGAGCTGCTGGACGCCCTGGAGCGTGCTGAGCACCGCGAATCGCTGGCATTGACGCTATTTCTGCGCCACATGGGCTGCCGTGTTGGCGAGGCCCTGGAGCTGACGTGGGACCGTGTGGATCTGCGTTCTCGGCGGATTCAGTTTGTGAAAACCAAGGGCAACATGCCCCGGACGCTGCCCCTCAGTGATGAAATGGTCAGCATTGTTAAAGCCATGAAACAACGTGGCCAACAGCGTGTTTTTCCGTTTAGCTATGGCACGTTCCTCAGTCACTACAGTGACGCCAAACATGCAGCCTGCGATGCTCTGCAACTCAGCAAAACAACGCGGGATGAATGGGTGATCCACACGCTGCGCCACACCTGCATCACAGACCTGGCCCGGAAGGGTTGGGCAGCTCCTGCCATTCAGCAGTGGGCAGGCCACAAGAGCCTCGCCGTGACCCAGCGCTACATCCATGCCGCTGGTATCAATCTGGAGGCCCTGGTGGATTGTTGAACGGTGTCTCAGACCTGAGACCAATGCACCAAATGCACCACAAGCCTCAGCCAACGCGGCTGAAAACCCCTGGGGGGTCTAGCAATCTGGTGAATGCAGCGGACTCATAATCCGTCGCAAGATTGCCACGAGTCAAGAACCTAGGCCCCAAGGGGGATCTGCACTGAGATCCCTGAGAATGACAAATCAACAATCAAACGCTGTCAAGCATCAGCCCACAGGCCCCTCAGACGAGCAAATCCAACTGGAATCGTGGCAACGAGAGGTCGGTGCATCACGGGCTTCAGTGCAACTCAACGACAAAGCTGCACACGGAACGCTTGCTCAACGCATCGCCAATCTCTACGTGGCGCAGGTGATCAAGCAATGGGAAAAGGCACGCTTCATACCAGGACAAGGGGCACACATTTGGCCGTTGATGCCCGGTCGCAAGGCCGTGGAGCACGTCGCCCTGGAGAGCCTCTGCTACGTGCTCGGCAACCTGGAGGATGGCCGCACCTTCAACCAGATCGCTTCAATCCTGGGGCAGCGGGCTGAATACGTTCTCTTCCTGCTTCATCCCAAATGGAGGCGCAGTTACCACCTGGAAGGGCTGCGTCTGGCCACCTGTGATTTGGGCATGAAATGGGTAGCCCGGCGGTTGAAAAAGCTGGGCGGTGATGCCTACAAACCGCTCACCCATGCCGAGCGTGCTGCCCTGGGTGGCCTGTTCCTGGAGATCATGGCCCAGAGCACCGGCCTGATCAGCATTGAGGTTCAGACGATGGCCCGTGGCCGCCGGGCCAAGGTTCTGAAGTTCACCAGCCTGTACTGGAGCTTCATGGCCCGCTGGAAGCAAGCGGCCACGTTGTTCCGGCCTCTCCACATGCCGATGCTGGTGGAGCCCAGGCCCTGGACCCAGTTCGATGACGGCGGCTACCTGACGATCCGCACGGGTATCAGCAGCGTGGATTGGGAGCGTTGGCCGGAGATCATCAAGCGTGCCAAGCCCTGCGTGCTGCGCTCGATCAACCACCTGCAGGCCCAGGCCTTTCAGATCGACCACATGCAGATGGGGTTGATGGAGGCCGTGTGGAACCTGGGCCATCAGATCGGATCGTTGCCCCCGCAGCAGCGGGTTGAGGAGCCCAGCGAGGAGCACGGTGACCCGAACTACTGGCCGAAGCTCTTCGCCTACAAGGCGTCACGGCGGCAGGACGTGGCCCGCACCAGGGTGATCCACAGCCTGGTGAGCTACCGCCAGATCGAGTCAGCTCCACGGCTGCACTGGGTGCATCACATGGACCACCGGGGCCGGGTGTACCCCAGGGGCAGCCAGCTCAACGTGCAGGGGCCAGACCACATCCGGTCGGTGATTCAGTTTGAGCAGCGTTCACCGATCAAGGGGCACGAGTTTCAGTTCGCCTGGAGCCTGGGCGAGGCCCTCGGCACCAAGCCCGATTGGGAAGAACGGAAGCGCTACCTGTCGTTGATGAGCACGGTGATCGGCCGCGTTGGCGACGATCCCCTGGGCAACAAGGGTCTGTGGTTGGAGGCCAAGGAACCGTGGCGCTTTGTCCAGCTGGCACGGGACTGGGCTGGATACCTGGCTGACCCCGGCTACACCAGCGGCACGATCCACTGGCGTGATCAAACCTGCAGCGGCTGGGGCCACGTTGCCTGCCTGACGGCTGACTCACAGTTGGCACGGTTCACCAACGTGATCGGCGGAGCACCGGCTGATCTGTACGTGGGGATCGGGAAGCTGGTGGAGTCACGGATCAAGTGGCTCAACGAAAACTTGACCGAAAACGAAACGGCAGCCAGCCAGCTGAAATGCTTGGCCTGGTGGCGGAAGCACTCGATTCCCCGTTCGGTTTGGAAGAAAGCGCTGATGCCCCTGATCTATGGGCGCAGCTACGTGAGCCTGTCGGATGGAATCAAGGATTATTTGCGGAATGAGGTCAAAGACTTCCTTGCTGATGAAGACATCCGCATTGTTGAACTAGGCAACGTGCTGGCCAGTGTGATTAACGATGTCACCAAGGAAGCTGTGCCCCACGCCAAGGAGTTAGCGAAGTGGTTGGGCAAGTTGGCACGGCTGCAGATTGATGCTGGCAAGCGGCCCTACTGGTTCACGCCCAATAACCTCGCTGTTGAGTCTTGGAATAGCGAGAGCAAGGCCAGATCGGTGAAGCTGGAGCTGGCTAGGACCACCGTCAGGGTTGATCTGAGGGACGCCACCAACTGCGAGGTGGACAAGGCCCGATCGACCAAGAAGCTAGTGCCTGACTACATCCACAGCATGGATGCAGCGTTCTTGCAGCGGTTCGTGGCGCACTGGGAGGCGTATCAACATCCGATCGCAACGGTTCACGATTGCTTCGGCACCACGCTGGAGCACGTGGGCACCATGCGGCAGGAGCTGTGTGATCAATGGCACCGCTTCTATTCAGTTGACTGGCTGACCAGACACCAGGGAATGGTTGAGGCAGTGCTGGGCCAGGAGGTTGAAGCACCGCCGATTGTGGGGACGTTGGACCGAGGCGAGATCGGGGAGAACCCTTACCTGTTTACTTGACACCCTTCAACAACGTCGTATCATTCAACAGCTGGCGTTGAAGTGGCATCGCACCGCCCTTCATGTAAGTCCAGCCTCACCAAATAGGCCACCAAATGGGAACCAGAAAAGCAACAGCAGCCATCGGTCGCATCGCCTTTGGCAGCATCATCGAACCACGCGTCAACGAAACATCAGGCAAGACTGAATGGAGCCTTGGCTGGGTCGTCCCCGAGGCTGATGTCCAAGACATCTTTGACGCCATCGAGCAGGCCCTAGCTGAGGAGCGGCAGCGCAATCCGCGCTTCCCCAAGGACAACAGCAAGCTCCACATGCCCTTCTCTCAGTCGATGAAGAAGGACGAGACGGGTGAAAAGGTGCCCGAGGACGGCGTGCTCCTGTTCAAGTTCAAGCGCAATGCCAACCGCACCCTGCGCACCGGGGAGCTGTCACCCAACACCCCGCCCCACCTGTACGACAGCACCGGCCGCCTGGTTGATGCCAAGACCATTGGCCGCGTTGGTGGCGGCAGCACCGGCCGCGTGATCTATGAGATCTACGTGTACGACATGGCCGCGGCCAAGGGCGTGCAACTGCAGCTGGTGGGCTTCCAGGTGGACAAGCTGCAGCAGGAAGAGTCCATGGCCCTGCCTCCGATTGAAGGCGGTTGGGTGGCAGAGCAGAGCGAGGCCGACGAGATCGCTGAGCTGCTGGCCAATGCTTGATCGGTACAACCGGCGACTGCGGCAACGCAAGGACCGGGAACACCGATCGAACTTGGAGACCCAAGTGGAGCAGGCCCTGCTGGAGCAGGGTCTCTCCCCCTCCTACGAAACTGAAAAGTTCCCCTACGTCTTGCACAAGAAGTACACGCCCGACTTCAAGGTGGGGGACGTGTACGTGGAAGTGAAGGGCTGGTGGCCATCGGCGGAACGCACCAAGTTCTTGGCGGTGATTGTCAACAACCCAGGCCTTCCCATCTTTGTTGCATTGCAGCGTCCCCACATGACGCTTAGCAAGACCAGCAAAACAACGTATGCGCAATGGTGCAGCAAGCACGGCATTGCTTGGTGTCCCATCCCAATCCCACCTGATTTCATGGCGCAATGGCTGGATGGACAAAGACCCACTTTCCATGCCCCGGCCCGGAGTGCGAAAGCACAGACGGAGCCAGTGAATGCGACGACGGTTCTGTTTACTGCTTCGTCTGTGAACAGCGCTACACCCCAGACGGAAAACCTTGGATGAACAAACGAACCAGCTCCCTGCTGGGCCTCATGCCCAAGACGGATCGGCCAGCTGCCAAGCAAGCGCTGATACCAGCAACTGAATACAAGGGCATTCCCGATCGCAAGATCAGCGAACGGGCCTGCAAGCTCTACGACTACAGCCTTGCCCGATACAAGGGTGAAGCTGCCCAGATCGCCAACTACAAGGATGACAACGGGCTCACTGTTGCCCAGCACATCCGCTACGGAGCCAAGCTCTTCGCCTGGATCGGCCGAGAGAAGGGCGTCAAGATCCAGCTATTCGGCCAGCACCTTGGTACGGACGGCACGTTGATCCTCACCGAGGGCGAGATCGACGCGCTCTCCGTGTACGACTGCCTCCACCAACACCGCCACAAGAACAAGTTCGTCGTCGCCTCAATCCCCGATGGAGCCCAAAGCGCCAAGAAAGCCGCGACTGAGCAGCTGGCTTGGATCCTGGGTTTCAAGCGGGTCGTTCTGTTCATGGACAACGACGACCCCGGCCGGAAGGCTGCTGTTGATCTGGCTGCACTTATTGGCCCTACTGCTGCTATCGCAGGAGCCCTCCCCTACAAGGACGCCAATGAGGCATGGATGGCCGGTGACCACAACGCCATCCTCGAAACAATCAACAACGCCAGACGCCATCGGCCCGATGCGATCGTCCACGCTCCTGACCTACTGGAGAAGGTCTTAAATCCAGAGCGCTGCTTTGGCCTGCCCTATCCCTGGAAGGGCTGGACCGACATGACCAGGGGCCTCAAACCGGGCGAGCTGATCATGATTTCCGGCGGCACCGGAATCGGGAAGAGCCTGTTCACCCGGAGCATTGCGTTGAACCTGTGCAAGCAGGGGATCAACTGCGCCTACATCGGACTGGAGGAATCTTGTGAAACCTCGCTGGAGCGGATGCTCTCAGAGGAGCTGGGCGAACCGCTCCACCTGGATGACGAGGCCGCCAGGGCGAAGCGTGACCCGCAGGCAATCAAGGATGCACTGGCCCGATTCGGAGATCACCTGTATCTGTTGGATAAGTTTGGCAGCGACGACTTTGACTCTTTTGTTGCCACCGTTAAACATTATGTCCTGGGGGAGCAATGCAAAGTTGTTGTCCTTGATCACTTCTCACTTCTGGCCGATGGTATTGCCCTTGCTACTGATCAGCGGCGGGCTATTGATCGCTGCATCAAAGATCTCAAAACGCTCTGCGTCGAACTCAACTTCACCATGGTGGTCGTCTGCCACCTCTCGCGCACTGGCTTCGGACCGGCGCATGAGGAGGGTGGAGAACCGACGCTTGCCGAACTACGAGGATCTCATTCCCTAGCCCAGATCCCCGACTTCGTTGTGATGTTGCAGCGCAACCCCAGAAGTGACGACAAGGTTGAAGCCAACACCACCAACTGTTGGCTGAAGAAGAACCGGGTCAACGGTGAAGTCGGGCTGATGTCGAAGTTGCATTACCAACCCAACTGTCGATTCCATGAAATCCAATTCGTCTGATCAGTTCTGCTGGAACCCAGACCACAAAGCCCAGCCATCCAAGCCTGGCTACACCTTCTCTAACGACCCCAAGCACCCCCTATGGAAGATCAAGGTCACCTTCCTCCTGCATCCACCGATGACGGAGTTGATCAAAGCTCCAACGGCGACTGCGGCGAAGCAGTATGCCGTGACCAAGTACCTGGACCACAAGGCAGTGGAGGTCATTGGTCGAGCGGACCAGGCACCGATCTCCAGGACGACACGCTCTACGAAGTCAGGGGCAGCACGTTCAACCTGATGCACCGCATGGCCGTAGACAACTTCAACCGATCACTCAATGAACCCTCCGAACCCTTCAGCTACACCCAAGCCTTCTGGAACGGATACGGCTGTGCCATCGCCGGCTTGCGAGACTTCGCTCGGCACCGTCCCGTTGATCCAACGGTGCAATGACGCTTACTGGTTTCCTGATTCTCGTTACAGTCTCGCTGATTCTGTGCGCATGGCTTCAGCTCTCCGCATTGTTGCGGATGAAGTTGAAACCTGGAGCGATGAGGTTCTCAAAAAGGGGAATCAGATTGTTGCCCTCTCCATACGAGGCGTGGCTGAACGCTTGCGGGATGCAGCCGATGGCAAAAGGTGAGGCAACGATTCAACTGATCAGACGCAAGGGAATGGATGACCTGTACGTTGCAGGCATCAACGGGAAATCGGTTGCGTTCTACAGCGTGGAGCAACTGAGTGAATGGCTCATGGATCAGGGGATCTCAATGGATGATCCGGCCTGGGATTACATCGACAAACTTGTACGCGAAATCGACTGATGCCGTTGAATCAAATGTCGCCCGACTGTCCAGGTTGTGGCGCGTGGATCACCAAGGTGGTCCTGACCAAGTTCGATAGCGAATGCACTGATGTTGTCAGGCGTCGCCACTGTGAATACTGCGACCACCGCTTCTACACCAGACAGAAGCGAGAGGAGATCGTGGATGTGAAGTGGGTGCCTGGCCTGAAGGGGAGCATCCCTGAAATCGTCAAGGTCCACCGTGCGAAGGACAAAAGCCGGAGGGCGGTATGAAGATCCTGCTTGATGCAGACATGCTCCTCTTCCGGGCGATGGCTGCCACGGAGGTTGAGCTTGAGATCACCGAGGACGTGTGGACTCGGCACAGTGAGCTACCTGAAGCACGGGACTGGTACTGGCGGCGCATCGGTGACTGGTGTGACTACTTCGGTTGCGACGTGTCTGACGTGGTGCATTGCTTCACCGATCGCAGCGCCTTCCGCCGTGAACTGTTCCCGGAGTACAAGGCCAACCGGAAGGAAACCAAGAAGCCAATCGGTTTCAAGGCGTTGCGCTCGGAGCTGTTGGCGGAGGACTTCGCCTTCATGTACTCCAAGATCGAAGCCGACGACGTGATCGGCATCCTGGCCACGCAGCTACTGGCTGACGGCGAGGAGTACGTGATCGCAACGGGCGACAAGGACATGCTGCAGCTGCCGGGCCGGCATGTCTGGCTGGCCGGCAAGGACAGCGAGGAGGAGCCAGGGCTCTACATCAACAGCATTGAAATCAACGACGAAAGCTATGCCGTTAAGACAACGACAGAGGAGTATTCCGAAAGATTTACTTACCGGCAGTATCTATCGGGCGACGCCACCGATGGAATCCCCGGTTGCAAGGGTGTTGGCGACGTGGGAGCCAAGCGAATCGCGGACAAGCTCGATGTCAGTGAACCTGTGGATTGCTGGGAAACGATTGTTCGGACGTATGAGGAGGCATGGCGCAAGGCGAAACTTGATGTACGCGACGCACCCGATTTCGCGCTCCAGCAGGCGCGACTGATTCGGATCCTGCGGCGTGATGAGTATTGCTTCAACACACACGAGGTCACACTGTGGAATCCCCCGACGCACTGAAGCGCATCATTGCACATCAACTTACTGATGAAATGCTTGATGCTTTAGATCAGTTGTTTCCGGAGCGTACTCCTGAGTTGACAGACTCAATAGATCAAGTTCGGTACGCTTCAGGACAGAGATCTGTCATCCGTTTTCTAAGGGGGCTCATCAATGGCTAAGAAACATGGCGGCAAGAAGCCATCAACCCCGCGGGTTCAAACAAACGCCGGGGTGAATCCGATGGGCCCCCCGGCCAAGAACCCCAACAGGCCCGCAAGCCTGGCCGCTCAGATCAGAGCCGCTGGCCCTGTCATTTCCAAGAGAGAAGCGGCAGCTATTGCCGCGGAAACCGGCAAGACCACTGCCCAGGTGATGGCCAAGGCCCAGGAAAAGGGCGCTGCCCTCGGTGCCGGCCTGGTTAATGCCTTCAACAACGGCAAGCTCGGCATCAACCTGGACGGGCTTCGCTCTGTTGGGGGCTGGTCTTCTGCGATTGGAGCCAATCGGGGGACCACGCAAGCGCTGCAGCAACTGCAGGCTTTGCGGGGGCTGCAGCTGAATAAGGGCACGGCTTACGCCGGCCACAGCACCACCACTAACCCAGGGATCAATCGCGGGTACGGAGACAACGGCCACGTCTACGTCCCTGGCGGCACTGCCCACAACCCGATCATTCTTCCCCGCAATGGCGCATACGGCGTAACCAGTGCAGCCGGTGCCGGAAACGACGGGAGCGGTGGTAGCGGTGGCGGCAAGGGTGGCGAAATGGCACGCATCAAGCGCCTCTTTCGCGAGCAGATGGATGCCGCTCGTGCAATGCAGGAGGAGTATGCGAACAAAACTGCTGAACAAATTGAAGTCATGCAGCTCAACATGGATGAGCAGATTGCTGCCACCCAGTCCGCTGCCGACCAAGAGATCGCTTACCTGAACGACTTGATGGTGCAACAGGAAAAGCAATCTCAGCAAACCCAATCGCTGTTGGAGCAACAGGCAAAGGACGCCCAGGCGGCCTATGCAGAACAAGCTCGTGCCGCTACTGCCTTAGGCAAAGCGTTCGTTCCGTCTCTGGAACCAACTGCTGCCACGGTGCAGCTGGGTGATCAGCGCAAGACCGAACGAAACGAAGTGAATAACACCCTGAGTTCTCTGGCCATTACGTCCAGCCTTGGCTCTAACTCCAATCCCCTCGCTGGCCTGCAACTGGCATGAACGACACTGCTCAATCTCGTTGGCGCAGCCTGGAGCTGTATCGCTCCCAATACCTCCGCCGCGGTATCGACTGCTCAGGCCTCACGATCCCCACCCTGATTCCTGAATCGGATCAGAACTACGGCAACGGCCAGCAATTCAACAAGCTCCCCAGCCTCTACCAAGGGGCTGGGGCTCGTGGCGTCAGCAGCCTCAGCGCCAAGCTGCTGCTTGCGCTCTACCCACCTAGCCAGCCGTTCTTCCGGTTGGTCATGGACAAGGGTCAGATGGAGCAGTACATCCAGACATCAGGCGCTGACCCCAACCAGTTGATGACTGAGTTGGACATCGCGCTGTCGTCGATGGAGCGGCAGATCCTGCAACGCATGGATCAACTGCAGGCTCGTGCTGCGTTGTTTGAAGCGATCAAGCACTTGATCGTTGGTGGCAACGCCCTGCTCTACATCGGGGATGAGTCGATCCGAATGTATGGATTGCGCAGCTTCTGCGTTGACCGTGACCCGGAGGGTAACGTCACCGAGATCGTGATCCGGGAGAACGTGTCGCATCGCCACCTACCCCCTGGCGCTGAGGTGGAGGGGGATGAGGACAGCGATGACCGTGACATTGAAGATCTGTACACCCACGTCACGATCGACCCTCGCGCTGAGACCAATCAGGTTGAGTGGTTCCAGGAGTACGACGGCAAACGAATCCCTGGCACCAGTGGCTTCAGCAAGCTGGAGTCCAGCCCCTGGATCCCCCTGCGGCTGCACCGTGTGGCAGGCGAGAGCTATGGGCGCTCCCTGGTTGAGGAGGTGTTGGGTGATCTGCAGAGCTTGGAGAGCCTGAGCAAGGCGATCGTTGAGGGCAGCCTGATTGCGGCCAAGGCCATTGGCCTGGTCAACCCCAACGGCACCACCCGAGCTGATGTATTGGCTCGTGCGGAGAACGGGGCAATCGTTGCGGGCAACGCAGCTGACGTTGAGTTTCTGCAGGTGCAGAAGACGAATGACTTTGCGACAGCACTGCAGACGATGCAGTTGATCGAGCGCCGGCTGAACTTCACCTTCCTCACCAACGAGGCGGTGCAGCGGGATGCTGAGCGGGTGACAGCTGAGGAGATCCGGCTGATGGCTGAGCAGCTGGAGCAGGGGCTTGGCGGTGTCTACAGCATCCTGAGCAACGAGCTGCAGCTGCCGTTGATTCGGCGGGTGATGCACATGATGGAGCGGGGCGGGGAGATGCCTGCGGTGCCCAAGGGATTGATCGAACCGCAGGTGACAACAGGTCTGGAGGCGATTGGCCGCGGCAACGACAAGCAGCGGTTGACCAACTTCCTGCAGGTTGTTGCAGCAAGCATTGGTCCTGAGCAGTTCTTGCAGTTCATCAATCCATCAGAGCTGATCCGTAGGTATGCAGCGTCGGATGGTATTGACATCAACGGACTGGTGAAATCCGAACAAGAACTACAAGCTGCTAATGCACAACAACAGCAGGTACAGTTAGCGCAGCAACTTACGCAAGGAGCTGTTGCCAATGGACTCACCACGCCGCCGCAGCCAGGTGCCGGCCCCGCAACTGCAGCAGGAGGACAACAGTCAGCCGGAGCAGCGCCAGCAGCAGGCCCAGTCTGATCTTCCGCCTGGGGCGCGGCGCCAGCCGTACCCCGGCGGTGATGGCCACATGATTATCAACGACGGCTTTGTGCGCTGATGCCTGAAATCATCACTGGTCAAGATGGCAGCTTTGCTGATTCATCTGCAGCAGAGGAAGCGGCCAGGGTCGAGACCGCCAGGGCTGAGTTGTACGACGAGGCCTCGGCTGACTCAGGCGACGGCCTGATCCTCGGCAAGTATCAGAGCGTTGATGACCTGGCCCAGGCGTATCAAAGCCTGCAGGCTGAGTACAGCCGACTCAAAGGTGGCGTCCCTCAGCAACAGGACGAGGAGCCCCAGCAGGTTGAAGCTGACGACGAGGGTGACGACGAGCCCGAGGCTCAGGCACCCCGCATCACCGAGCAGCAGGCGCAGGCGATCAGAGAGAACGTGCTGCGTCAGGCCGGTGGTGAACAGCAGTATCAACGCCTGGCCAACTGGGCAAAGAACAACCTGGAAGATGGCCGGGTGAATGCCTTCAACGCAGCTCTGGAGAAGGGTGACGAGGGTGTGATCCTGTCGCTGCTGAAGGGGTTGCAGTACGACTTCATGATGGCCAACGGCTATGAGCCTCGGCTGTCAGGAGGCCGCGCACCGAGCAACGAGGTGAAGGGATTCGCCAGCGAAGCCCAAGCCGTTCAAGCGGTGAACGACCCCCGCTACAACGACGACCCTGCATACAGGAGAGAAGTTGAACAGCGCATTGCTGTTAGTCGCATATTTGAAACTCGTTGATGTTGTAGTAGAACTGGGGCAGATCCAACAGCACGGTTCTGCCCTAGGCCCGCTACGGCGACACCCCAGGTGCAAGGAGTGATGAGGCGGGATGCCTCAATGTTGATCACCCGTAAACCCTGACAATGGAGACCGACGGTGGCTGCACCTGACGTAACACTGTCCAGGCCTGGTGTAATTAACAACGACGCCGGCACCTGGGCAAAGGACAACGCCCTGTTCTTGAAAGTATTCAGCACTGAAGTGCTGTCAGCCTTCAAGCGCAACTGCATCTTTGAACAGTTCGTTCAGAGCCGCACTATCCAAAATGGAAAGGCCGCACAATTTCCGGTGACGGGGCGTTTTACAGCCCGGTACCACACCCCCGGCAAGATGATCGAGGGCCAGGGGAACATGGCCCAGAACGAGGTGGTCATCAAGATCGACGATCTGCTGATTGCAGACGCCGCTCTGTACGACCTGGATGAGGCCAAGAACCACTACGACATTCGCAGCATCTACTCCAAAGAGCTGGGCCAGGCCCTTGCTCGTGAGTTTGACAAGCGTCTTGCTCGTGTTCTCACCCTTGGTGCTCGCACTGCAACCTCTGACCTGACGGCCAACCTGCCTGCTGGTCTGAGCCCCGACGATCCCTACCGCGTCGGCACTCGCATCGACATCAACAAGGCCACCCCTACTCCCGACGATCTGGTTGCATCGGTCTTCGCCGCTGCCCAGGCTCTCGATGAGAAGGACATCCCTGCTGATGGCCGCGTGCTGGTGTGCAGCCCGGAGATCTTCTACACGCTGGTTCAATCAACCCGCGCCGTGAATTTTGACTTCAACCAGCAAGGAGCCAACGGTTCCTACAAGGAGGGTCAAATCTCCAAGCTGGCTGGCTTCAACATCTACAGCTCCAACCACATCAAGCAGGGCAACGTCACTGCTAAGGCTGGTGAGCAGGGCTACACCTTCGGTGGCACCGATACCGTCCTGTCCTCCGTGGACATGACCAAGACCAAGATGCTGGCCTTCCAGAAAGGTGCAGCCGGTGTGCTGAAGCTGCGCGATCTTTCCATGCAGATGACTGGTAATGACTATAATGTCATGTACCAGGCAACTCTTATGGTGGCCAAATACGCGGTAGGTTTTGGTGTGCTACGCCCGGAAGCGTGCGTGGAAATCCATAATGGCTGAGCCTAATTGGCTCTGCTCGTTATAAAGTTCATCCCGAAACTTCTTCGCCCAGGACTGTGCTTCCTCTTCGGAAGTGCAGTCCTTCATTTTTGACACCCCTTGGCGGCGGATCTGAACGCGCCACCGCTGCCGCTCCTCAACCCACCGATACCCCTTGGCATCGTCACGTCGGTGCCAGTCAGTGCGGCGGTTGGCCAGGTTCTCTGAGCGGGTGGCCTCCCGCAGATTCCAGGCGCGATTGTCGTGACTGTCTCGATTGATGTGGTCCAGTTCTTCGCCGGGCTCAGCGCCGTGCACCCACTTCCACACGACACGGTGATAGGCGTATGGCTTGTTGTCGATCCAGGCTGTCAGGTAGCGATTGGCCTTCCTGCCACTGGTCTTGCGCCGGTCCCCCTCGGCTGAGGCATACCTCTTCCTGACCAGCTCCCCAGTCAGGGGCTTGTAGTCGTACAGCTCCCAGAGTCGCTCGACAGGGGGGAGGGGCTTACGCTTTGGCATCGGCCTGGTGCTTGCAGGTTGATCACGCTGCGGGTGTTCCACCACGCCGCAGCACCCAATCCTCTAGTGGCAAAAGTTGATCGCTGTCAAGATGGGGGCAGAGATGCCCCCTTTTTTCATGGCCATCACAATCACCACCATTCATCCACCAGCGACTAAGGCACCGATTGCCTGGGACTGGCAGGCCGCACAGGATGACGACCCCAAGGCCCAGGTGGCGCTGGCCACCTTGGCTGCCGGCCTGAAGACCGGAACCGTTGGCACTGCTGGCACCTACACCGATCCCCCGGCCTACACCGTGACCGGAGTGAAAGGTCTGTTCGGTGCCGGCGGTGCCGCGGCCAATGGCGACATGAGCAAATCTGCACCCACTCCCGCTCCCCCTGTTGGCCCCTGATCAATGACTGAGCTTGAGGCGATCAACACGCTGCTCGGCGTCATCGGCGAAGCGCCGATTGATCGCCTCAGCGACATCAGCATCAACGAGATCACAGACAGTGCTCTGGCACGGCGCACCCTGCATGAGGTGAGCCGTGATGTTCAGGCGGAGGGCTGGTCATGGAACACCGATGGCAACGTCGAGTTGCAGAAGGATGCCCAGAACCAGTTCCCCCTGCCGGACAACACGCTGTCGGCGGTGTTCTCCCCCACCCGCTACCCGGACAACAGGTATGTGGCCAGGGGTAACCGGGTCTACCAGCGTTATGAACGCCGGTTTGATTTCGGTAAAGAAATGACCGCCCCGTTATGGGTGGATCAACTGGTGACGCAGCTGCCGTGGGAGCAACTGCCCCATGCAGCACAGCAGTACATCACGATTCGCGCAGCACGGATCTATTCAGATCGGTTCGTCAACAGCAACCTCATCTACACCTACACAGCGCAGGATGAGGAGTATGCGCGGACCATGTTGATCCGAGCCGAGGAGCGCGAGGGTCGCAACAACATGCTCTGGGGTAACGACCGTGGCATGGGCAGCGGCCTTGGCTACATCCCAGCTGAAGGCACCCGATTCAGGACACACTGATGCGCAGCAAATCCCGCCTGGTCCGCACGTCTGCTGGCAAGACGACCGGACCGATTGAGGTCAAGGTTGACTCCCTGATTCAGGGCGTGAGTCAGCAGCCGCCGCACCTGCGTGTGGTGGGCCAGGGGGAGGAGCAGATCAACGGGTGGAGCAGTCCTGTTGAAGGGCTGTGCAAACGGAACCCGTTGCGGATGACGGCCAAGATCATCCCA